TTTCAAATGTACGAAGACCGCCGAGACCAAGCATGCCCATCAAAACAGGCATCATTTCACCAAGTTCCATTGTTGGCAAATCAATTAGATAGCCAGCCTGTGCAAGACCGAAAACAAGAACAGGCTGCAACACATATGTGTAAGCTAACGCAACTCCACATGTCCAACCTATGAATGGTCGCCACCCCGATACGAACACAGAACGGTGCGCGGCTTCGGTCTTGTTAATGTCCAACTGCGCCAGATCGATTTTTGCGAGATGTGTTGTAAGTTGCGCCTCAATCTCACGCTCGGCTGCAGCTCGTTTTTCCTTATCTTCGGGCAGGAACCTTCCCGCTACTTCCATGACGGAAGGCAGCACGGCTGATATCAGGCCAATCATGCTTTCTTCTTCTTTTTTCGTTTAGCAGTTTTTGCAGCTTGTTTGAAATTTTTAGCAGTCGGCGCACCTTTCGCTCCGGGCTTGCGCATTTTTTCACCCGACCCTGCTTTGATGCGTTTGCGTTTCGCCTGAATGTTTGCGTAGAGTCCTGGTTTTTTCTTTTTCTCAGCCATTACCACTTTACCTTATTGGCCCAGTATGCCGCAGACATTTTGCCTTTTTTAATGTTTCGGCCATGACGCGCCTTAAAAGATTTTGCTCTAGGTGTCATCTTTTTATCGCCCGTTTTACCCTGCTGACCAAAACGAATTGTTTTAACCTTATCCCCTTCTTTCGCAACAACAACATGTGACTTCTTTGGATGCTTTGGGGTGCGCTTTGGTTTGTTATAACCCGAAACGCCAGCTCGCGCTAGTCTAGGATCCTTTTTCTTTGCCACTTGTTTCTCCGTTACAACAATCTAAAACCACGCGATTGCAAGAATTGCACTGATAGTGACCATGAACAAAAACAGCGCGCATAGCCTGACCACACCAAGGACAATCTGTTATTTCATTTTCACTATAAGGACTATTATCACTATTGTTGTTACTAATATCGCTAATTCCCCAAAGCTAAACGGATAGACATTCATTATCACACCGCTCTCATTTTTTCACGTTGGACTTTTATTCGCTCCGCAGCTTGCGAAGAATCTTGTTGGATTTTTGTTTCTTCAAGTGCCGTTTTGACTTGTTCTTTTTGCATATCAAATGCAAGACGTGATTGAGATTCTGCTTCTTTTCGTTGCATATCTCGCTCTTTTAGTTCAAGCTCTTTCATGCGAATCTGAACAAGTGGATCAATCCCACCGTCACCTTGTTGCTGTGCAAACTGTTGCGCTTGAGCACTAATCTGCTGAGTAGCCTGAGCAGCCGCCTGAGCAATTTGATTTTCTAATTCAGGAGGTACTTGCTCATCTTCCGCAGGAAGTGGTCTTCCAATCATTTGCTCAACCTGCTGACGATACAACATCGCAAAGTGTTCTTGGATGTGGCTTTGTAAAACAAGCATAGCCTGTTGATTGTTTTGAAAAACAGGATTCTGCATAAAAGCCATGTGTGTTGCTATATGCGCTTCATGGTCTTGGTGCACAAATGCTTTTAATGGTGCGCCTACTAGCGCATCTGCGTTTTCAGTTGCTGGGTCTTTTGAGTTTTCTGGTTCAGTTGCTGGGAGGATATCTTTAATATTTTGAACACCCAGCGCCTGATACATTCTAAAATATGCTTCACGCAAATCATGAATCTGCGGTGCGGAAGTAGCTAATTGAAGTTGAGTTTGAGCCATCATAACCCGTTGTGCCATACTAAACACATTAGGGTCGCTGTGCGGCAATACATCAATTTGCTCGCCGAAATCATTTACTTTAACAATACGCTCGCCACCAGCAACTTCAAACGGGTACTCTTCCGGCAGATACTCACTGAAAGTTTGAGCGAGTAAACGGAACTCAATTTTTTGAGAATAGTGCAACCGTTTATGAATAGCCGACATAACTGCCATGCCTTTTTCAAGCAGGGCTACAGTAGTCCCTACAGGCATGGCTTCGGTCATGTCGCCAGTTTGCATTTCAGTGATTGCGGCAAATCTGCGCCCCGAATCAACAAGAATCCCAAGTAAATTTAAAAGTGTTCCGGAAGGCTCTTTGTAGGGTAAAGGCAGAAGTGAATCACGGAGCGCTCCTCCAGGAGCATCAACATCACGCCATTCTCCAGGTTGTAACGGCTCATCATCATTCCGAACTCGTAATCCACGAGCCTTGAACCCTGCGGGAAGATTCGCTAAAGTTCCTGCGTCGATCAGCTGTCGCATCAAACTAGTGGCTGATTTACTCAAGCCCCCAATCATATGGATCAAGCCAAACCCGTAAAATCCTAATCCCGGAAGAAACTTGTAATGAACGAAATACTGTCTTTTGCTCTGAAGAGCGTCTGATTCTTCCCAGTTACGGCGGATAGAAAGAATTTGTGCACAGTCCTCTTCCATTGTCACAATGTATGGAAGTTTAATTCCTGTTGGTTCTCCATCATCTCGTGAATCTTCAAACCCTGAAAGGTCAAGGTCAATGTGACACTCGAGGATTGTCATCACATCAGACGAGCTGTACGCGGTGGGCGAAAGCCCTTCCATCTCGTCTATTTTTTCAGTGACCGCTGTTTGTGGGTCTTCCGAAGGCATCAGTTCAATGTCGCGATAAAACCCAGAAGCCTGAAGTTTACGAACATCATTCACGTTCTGGCGAATCATATGTGTGATTCGAGTAGCCGATTGAAGATCAGTTGTTTCGTAGGGCACGACTAAATCTTCGGAAGTGATAAACTTACTTACCGCTCTATCAAGACCCTCGTCATAATAAATCTTTTTAAATGCAGAACCAGACAGGGGTAGGTAAAAAAGCATCTGATCCAGTTCAGGATCATACTCTTGCATTACCTCTGTAATTTGGTAATTCATAAACTCTTTAACGCGGGTTGCCTGTTCTTGGCGATCAGGTGTGGCTTTTCCCACTACTCGCGTATTTACTGGGCCACCCGCTGGCAACAGTTCTTTATAAGCAGAAGCTTGAAACTGTGCCACAGCCTCGCTTAAAAGTGGGTGGTAAACTCCGGAAGCACCTTGAAATGGCTGTGAGCGCTCATCCGCTTGCATTCCTAAAAGGCTTAATCCTTCACTATAGGTTCGCTCCCAGTCTGCGCGACTTTCGCGATCTTCTTTGTACATTGACAATATATCATTTGCTAATGCACTTAGTTCACGCTGGTCTATTTCGTCGGCTAGGTTACGATAAAACTCCCCAGAGACAGGTTCGGTAGGCATCTCTCCAAAAGCAATAATTGTATTGCCTTCCTCATCCATTTCTGGTTCGACCTCTATGTCAAAGTCTTGGGCAACTTCAGCTAGAGGATTATCACTGTTTGCAAGAACTTCGTCATCTTCAAGAATAACGTCAGTTCTTATCGGTCGCTCCATTTCTAGCGGCGGTATGAGTGGCTCATCGGCCATCAGCTACGCCCTTTTCGTTTTTGATTTTGTTTTCTTTTTCGCAGTTTTCTTACCACCGTAAGAACCGCCTCCACTAAATTTCGGCATTTTCTTCTTCTTTGGTGGACGTCCTCGTTTTGAACCGTAAGTTCCTGGACCCATTGGCATTAGATAATTCCTTTCTCTTTCAAAAAGAAACCGATAACGCCTCCTGCGATACCAATATAAATAAGAACGGGCTGATCAATGATGATCCCTACACCCATGACCCCAACGCCAACTGCTGCGTAGCTCGAGGGTTCCGCAATGCGGCTTTTGATCCAAGAAAAAATTTTCATTTTGATTTCGCCTTTCGCTTTCGTTTATAACCTGAAGCGTGCACTACACGCCCTTAACTTTTCGAACCGGCATTTGGCTCACTCTAATGTAAAAATTTTAATTTGAAAAGCTAATAATATTCGTACCTCCGACGATACCCTGACTCTTCTTCTTGATAATCTTCAGGGTGGCCAATAAAACCGCCCTGCCGAAACCGTAAAAGGGCTTGAGTCATAGAGTCAACAAGGTCGTCGTGCTCGCCGTTTGGAAATTGCGCACACTCTTCAATAATTTCTTCAGAGAAACTTTTTTCTGGTGCCCATATCATTCCGCTCTCAAAAAGTGGGGCTACCGCGTTCACGCGAGCGTGCTTATCTTGACCCTTTCCGGGACTAAAGTTCATAACAGGAATGCCCATAGCCCGTAGCTCTTGAGTCAATGGCGTTCCGGAAGCCTTCGCTTCAATGATCACAACGTCAGGTTCCCAGTAATGATAGCTTTTCAGTGCTTCACGTTTTAGCTCTGGAAACTCAAACCGGCCTTTTGTACTGTCCAGTAAAATTAAATTTGGGCCACTGTCTTCGTTTGGAAAAAATACGCCCCACGTTGTAATAGCTGAGTAGTCACTGTATTCTTTTTTCAAGAACGCTGTGTCGTAACTTTGAATAATATACTCAAGCCCCGGAACGTGGTGCTGTTCCCACGTTTGCCACCAGTCTCGTTTTATAATACTGATCGAATCGGAAGTAGGTTGTTGCAGCCATTGCGCGCTCCACTTCTGTGCGCTCAGTGAGGCTTTCACACCTTCTAACTCATCCAGTTTCCAAAACTCCGGCCATAATGGTTTTACTTTATTGTCTACTTCCATTATGGCGGGAAACTCAATCACTTCCCATTTATCTGCTTTGGGGTCTGCAGATTGCTGTTTCAAGACTTTTGCGGTCAAGTCACGCTCGCTCCAGCGCGTCATTACAATTACGATACTCCCTCCAGGCTGGAGCCTCTGCCGTGGGCCAGAAGTATACCATTCATAGGCATTTTCCATTGCGGCATCACTGAGTGCATCCTGCTCTGAGTGCGGGTCGTCAATAATCAGTAGATCCGCGCCACGCCCCGTGATCGCACCGCCAACACCCGCTGCAAAATATTCACCGCCAGCGGTAGTTGTCCATCGCCCAGCTGATTTCGAGTCTGCGGCTAGGGCGGCTTCTGGAAAAATTTTCTTGTACTCCGCCGAATCAATCAGGTTTCGCATCTTTCGGCCGAAGTTCATTGCCAGTTCGCCGGTGTGCGTTGTTTGAATGATTTTCAGTTTCGGGTTTCTGCCAACCAGCCACGCCGGAAAATGATAGCTCGCGAATTCACTCTTCGTATGGCGCGGTGGCATATTGACAATCAGGCGTTTGAGTTTTCCTTCTGCGACTTCTTGCAGCTTCTGCGCGAACACCCTATGATGAGACCCCTCGATAAAGTCCGGCCAAACGTTATTGATAAATTTTAAAAAATTTTTTTGGCCAGCTTCGCTGTCTTCGATTTCACGCAACCTTGTCGCAACGGCGAGATACTCTTCCAAAGTATCCCTGCTCAAATTGTCAAGTCTGGTGCGCAATGAACCATTGCTCTTTGTCATGTTGGATATATTGGGGGTTAAAAAGAAAAAGTAAAGAGTTAAATTGTCTTAGTCCGAGGCAAATGTATTGCAACCCAAGAAACTGGAGCCATCTTATGGGGAGGGCGG